CTACACCCATATTAACGGCGGTATCAAAACAGAGAATTGCAAACTTTTCTGTCATTTTATCGCATCCGGCTTTTAACCAGTAGTTTTTATAATAAATTTCTTGTACTTCTCTGTCTGTTATATTTTTAACATTTTTTAGAGGTTGGTTAGTAGCTTTGAGCCAAGTGTTATAAGTGTTTTGGGTTATGCCTTTATTAGTTGCACCGCCTAAGTCGTTAGGGTTGTTGACATATCCGCCTTCCCATTTGAGAACAAAATTAAGTGCTTTCAAAAATGTTTCTTTTGTCATTGTTTGCCCTCTAAGTTGTCTATACGGTGATGTGCTGACGATATACTGTTTTCTGCTACCGCTATTCTTGAGAGTACGCTGTTATATCGGTGCATTTCGTCTTTTAAATCCTTAATCTGTTCCTGCATAAAAGCAAGAGAAGTCTTGAACATACCGATAAAAATACCGATAGATACAAGCTGAATCGTTACGGATATTACAAGTTCAGGTGTTATATTGTTCATTTGTTGTACTCCAATCCCCAATCGCACCATAGCTTTTGGAAAATATCTACTGCACTATACATAATGTTTGCTTTCAATTCGCTTACTCCGGAAGCAATTAACAAGGCTCTGAAAACCTTGCTTGAAAGCTCTCTGTTATTGTCTATATAACTATGATTTTCACATAAAACGTCATGCACCAAAGAGGGAATAAGAAATTCAGCCGCCGTGTTTGCCCCTACAACTCGCCAAGCAAAACGAGGAATAGAAGCACCATCCCAACAATAATTTTCTTTTATATTAAAAATATATTGTTTAAATTTTTTATTATCCCAAATCATAACCCTAAGCGGTTTTTTGCAGCAAAAAGGGTATTTTGTTATTGACTTTTTTTCAAGCGTGGACATATCGGGCTTAATTACCCTGACTTGCACAACCGGCTCTTTATCGAAGGATATCAATACATACTTATCGCACGCCCAATCAATCATTTTAAGCATTATACATACTCCTTATTAATGTTTCTGCTATTGATTACTCGTTGACATTTATTGTTGAAGAAGTATTTTAAGCGTGACATAAGCCATTCGCCTAAATTGTTTTTGATGTAATAGAGCTTATGTAACAGGCTTCCATCTTCTCTTTTAGCATTGTATATTTCGATGATTTTGTCTTGGTATTGCCCAATATCAACATACCCGTAGGGCTTTACTACGGTTTTCTTGTATATCCCAAAATTTATATTACCTATAGGCTCTAATCTCATAGCATAAACCTCAAAAATAATTCAATGTGTTCCTCATCAAGTATTATATGGTTAGCAATCCAGTATAATATTGTATCAATCGTTTTTGTTATTATCATTTACCAATTCGTGCCAGTCATTTGTTTCAAAAAACCTTGTCATCTGTTCGGATGTTATACCTAATTGTTTGCCTAGCGTGTCAATTAACGCTACACCTCTATAAAATTCTAATGCTTCATCAAAGTCAATTAGTGCGTATTCTTTAGCAATCTTTTCTTGCGGAGTACCTTCGGGCATAGTTTCAATAATTCCCCTTATATCTGCTCTAGTTATACCCTTTGCAAGCAATAAACCACGAAAAACATCACCCCTGGTCAAGTGTAAGTTTGCAATACGTTCAAGTTCTTGTTGTTGTTTTTCTTCCTCTGTATAACCCCAAGCCTCAAGTGCTTTTTCTGTTTCTCGTATCTCATAACGATTATGCCGATTTTGTTCCATAACAAAGTCAGTATATTGGCTTTCTGTATAAGGTTTATTTAATTTTGCTTTTATTTCCATAAATTTCTCCTATCTTATATAACCTTGTGTATACCAACTTGCATAAAAAACATACATACTACCAGCAGCACGATTGGCTAAGCCAAAACTTGAAGCCGTTTGACTACCTTCATATACACTTAACACTGCGCCACCAGAACCATAGCTAAAACCAAAAATACGATAATCGGTACTTAAATATGGTTTTAAGAGTGTTATATAACCAACTGTAGCCGACGGTTGTTCAATATATCCTCCTTGTTCGCACCATCCGTCAGACCAAACACGATACCATTCTGTACCGTTTTTATAAGTTTCTACAACCGTTCTTATTCCTGCTGTGTTCATTACAGTAGCAAAAGAAGAAGAAGGTATTGAGTTGCTTAAATCAACATCCGCTTTGCCATTCAAATCTGCTGTATCAGCTTTATCTCCTAATGCATCATAAACACATTTCGCACTAGGATACTGTATATCTGTGCTACTTGATGATATCGAGGTTACTTTATTTGAAACATTCTCAAGAGTTGTTATTCCGTAATCCCAAAAATATTGATTGCCGGTCTTTTTAAGTACGCAAGTATGTTGAATAGTATCCGCTATCATAGAGAATACAGCAATGCCAGTGTCAAAACTTACTAGTGGTATTTGCATTGAATGACCCGATACTGTTATTTTACAAATAATTATTTTCCCATTTGACCACGCATCCTCTACGTCAAAATAAGATGTATTTCCGTAAGTTGCAATAAATATCTCTTTCCCGCTTGCAATCGCTTCCGCTACTGCTACCCCTGATTGTGCGTTACTACTTGATGCGTTATAGGTTTGGTCAACTGTTTGCGCTGGGGGTACAGGTATATTGATGCTTCCGCTAGTTGTTTGGTTTGCGGTTATTGTACCTACACTTGTACCGTTTACCTGAATTGTTGTAGCACCATCACCAATAGTAGTAGTATCGGGCAAAGCACCAATATCACTTGCAGTTGTCGGAATTGTATAATTTACGGTTGTTGTACTTGTTTGGTTAGCCGTAATTGTACCCAAAGCCGTACCGTTCTTTTGAAATATAACCGCACCGTCACCGATAATTGTGCTTGATGGTAATGCGCCAACTTCCGTAGCCGTTGTTGGTACAGATATATCAATATAGCTTGCAGTAGTAGCGTTTGCGTTTATTGTACCTATTGCCGTACCGTTTTCTTTTATCGTAATATCAGCCGTTCCAATATCTGTTTTGCTTGCTATTGTTGTTGATACAGAAATAGAGCCGCCTGATATAACAATACCATCCCCCTGAGAATAGGTTGTGTCGGTTGATGATAGTGTGCCATCAGCGGCTATTGATAAATTATTTCCCACGATAATACCGCCGAGTGTTGACGTTGTTGCACTCGGTAAGGTATAAATAGTATCAGTTGCGCTTATAGTGCCATTTGAGAGAGTAATGTTACTTCCGGCTGTAAGCGTATTTTGTTTATCGTTTAATGCATTTTGTAAATCTGTTTGGTCTGATAACGTACCCGTTATATTGCCCCAAGTTGCAGAGCTTGGAATGCTTATTGTCACATTTCCGTTGCCGTCAGGTGAAACGTTGTTAACACTTGTAACAGTACCTACGTTTGAAGTGTAACCGTCAGGATTTGAAGCATCATAAGGTGTATAACCGAGAGCCGTTGTTACGTCTGTACTGTCAATGCCTGTAATAAATCCGTCAGGATTGCTTGCATCATACTTGGCATTCAAAGCATTCTGTAAGTCGGTTTGGTCTGATAGTGTGCCTTGTATGTTACCCCACTCAGCAGATGTTTGTGTGTTTGAAATCGTACCGTTAACAATAGAAATGCCTTGCCCTGCTGAATAAGTTGTATCAGTAGCGGAAATCGTATTGTTAACAATCTGAATATTTGCACCTGCGCTTAACGTGTCCTGTTTAGTTGCCAAGCCTTCTGTTACATAGCTTTCTGTAGCGTAACCGCTTAATGCGCTTGAAGTGATATAACCTGCATCGTTATTAAGTTCGGAAATATTATCGCTCGGCTGTAACGCTGTATCAGCCAAAGCACCCTGAGCAGATGTCGCAAAATCGTCAACATCATAAGTTACAATATCGCCAAATGTAGCCAAAGTGCCGTTAATAGTCGTTATGCTTTGAGTGTTTGCACCTATCTTATTATTAAGGGTGTTATAGTTATCTGTAACCGTGTCAGCCAAATTTGAAACGGTGTTATTCGTTGTATCTAATTCGCTTTGATTTGCCTTTAAATCAAGAGCCGCCTGCAAGTCAGTCTGATTACTAAGAGTGCCTGAAATATTGCCCCAAGTCGTACCTGCGGCATAAAGTTCAAATATGGCATCAAAGTTTTCTAACTCCGATATATCAAACTGAGCATCTAAGCTCTCATTATTAAGCGTAAAATTAGCAGCAAGTTCCATTATTATTTAATACCCCATTCTGTGCCGGAAAAGTTAAACTACCCTTGCAGGTTTTCTGCCTTCCCTCTGAGTCAAAAACCACCAAATAACATACATTTGAAGTCTTAAAATTGGCGGTTTCTTCGCTTGTGAAGTTTATAACAAGCGGAAACGTCGGATTTTCAAAAGTCTTTTGAATACATCCGCAAACAAAAACCGCTTTGCTTATTTCGTAGCCGAGCGGATTGTCTAAGTTTATTGTTATAAAATTGTTTCCAAAGGCAGCAGAATTGTCGCCTTTAAAAATAGGTGTGTTATCAGTCATTATTCACCCCCGTAAAAATCAATCAGTAATTGTTGTTTACATTCGTTTATAAACAAATCTGTTACTAATACCTTTGATTGTTCAAGTTGTCGGGTGTAAACCAAAATAGGTACACCTGCAACTAACAAAGGCAGTATGTCAGTTAAAAAGTCTTTTTTGTTTCCGTCTTTCATTGTTACTGCACGGCGCACATAACCAAGAGAAGTATTGAAAAACTGTTTATTAAACTCGGCATCTTCTCTTGCCTGTTTTTCTTCTTCATAGTTCGGATTTGGTATTAAACCACCGTCAGATATGACGTAATACAAATCGTCTTCCTGTATTTTCTTGGCTTGTGCTTCGGTTATACAGATATAACCTTCGGGCAAGTCGCCGAGTTTGTCATATTTAAAAGGCTGCATATCGTCGTTGACTATGTACTCATTACGGTAATCAGCCACTTTTCCCCATCCGTTATTGTATAATACCGTTTCGTGTTCGGCGGTTTTCGGTGGTTTTACGTCAGTAGCGTTAGCCGGAATTAAATATACATCGTGTCCTTGTATTTTGGTTTCTTCAGGGTTTAATGCAGCTTCTTCATACCCTGTATATTCTTTTGTAAATTTATCGTAATTGTAAACTAGCATTATTGATACCTCGTATAAACTCTTACCTTAATAGATGGCGGTTGAACGGTTGTAATATCATTTTTATAAACAGAAGAAGAACGGGAAGCATCAAAATAAATCAAGTTATCATTTTTACCCCCAGGTTCAGCTGTTTGGCTTGGTATTGCACCGCCAATATAAAAAGCACCGCCAGTCCACATACCCCTAACTTCGTGTGAGAAATAACCCGTTATATTCGGTATTCCTGCTTCTAAATATCCTGCGGTTGTTCCACCCCAAACTGCTTTATCTCTGAAATCAGGAAGATTAAACGTTGTACTTCCGTCACCTTCGCCATAGTCTGTTCCGTATATAGCAAACAAATCAGCATAGGTTATTCTTGATACTTCCGCACCTTCTAACCATATACAGTTATCGGGAAGGGTGCTAAAATCAAGCGTAAACTGAGGCTGACCGATTGCGCCGATTGTTGTAAAGTAAACTCTCTGCCAATTTGATGTATCGGTTAAGGGATTGCCTTTATTGTCATCTGTCAATGAGTGATATAATGCAAGCTCGTTATTGTTTATAACCTTTACTAAACTTGTATCTGAATAGTTTGTATTAGCATCGTATTCAAAAGCCCCTTCCTGAAGCATATAAGCTATCTGATAACTTAAACCGTACTGTACGGCGTTCATTTCTTCAAGATACGGTGCTTTGTCGTTTAGTATTGCTTCCGACCATCCCTCAGTATATTCCTGTGATTGTAATGTACTAAGGTTTGTGCTGTATTGCGGTGTACCCGTTTTCATACTTCCGAATACTGCAAGTTGGTCGGCATCGGCTGCCGAGCCGAATACCTTTTGTGTTTGTCTTGATAAAGTAGTCATTTATTTACTCCAAATAATCTATTGTGTAACTTATTCCCATAGGGGGCTGTAAATAACCTAAAAGTATAGCTGCCTGAAGTGCCAAAGATAAATTGGGTTGTACTTCGTATGTAACGCTCAAATCTTGATTGTTAACCATCTGAAAACTATCACCAAAGAATTGATGATAAATAAAATCCAATTCCCCCATAGAACCATAGCGCAAGTTATAAGCTGCTTTGAATTTCAACAAAAGCCTGTAATCTTCATCGGGTAAAGCATAAGCCGAGCCGACTGAATTAAAATAGCTTTTCCAAAATCCCTCAGAGAGTGCATCCTTATCTGAAAAACCGTATGCGTTAGTTTTTTCAAAAGAAAAATACGGTGTATCAAAATTAAGCCCGTAAATATTACGGTTACAGCCGAGTATCTTACCGATTAAATCAAGCTGTGCGCCCTGAGCCGTATCTATATCCAAAACGTTATTAAGTCCAAAGACTAAACCGTCAGCCAAATATATATTTGCACCGAGTTTAATCGTTTTTCTTGCGTTCGGTTTGTTTCTATACTGAATAATAAGCAAGTCCGCATAATAATTTTCGGTACTTGCTACCTCTGTTTCATAAGCCATATATTTTTACCTAAGTTGATGACGATACTACATTGATTGAGATATTATCGGTTGATATTGTAAAGTATTCATCCAAGCCCGTAGGTTTTACGACTTCTGAATAATTTACACCATCTAAAGATACCAATACATTATAAGGTGAGCCGCTTGTTGTAATAATATCTTTTACATCAGATGCAATATTTACACCCTCAGCTGCTTCACCTATCAAGAATGTAGTGTTTGCCGCAATTTGTGCTTTCACATAATCCTCATCAATAGCACCTGATAACAACTGAATATCCATTTCAATATACAAGTCTATTGGTGAAGGGTTATCATAATAAACAGTTTCAAAGTTACCGTATGGTCGTGCAACGCTTACAGTTTCATTTCCCTTCATTGGTATCCCTGGGGGAATATTGGCATATATCGCACCGCCTATTTCCGTAGGATTTCCACCTTGTACGATTACCCAAACTGTATGAGCCGGTATTCCGTCAGCCGTTGCATTTGTTCTGTTACTGTAAACTTCCGCCTGTGTAACGTTATCCAAATTTAAAAGCTGTGCCTTTAAACTGTCCTCAAAGCCCTGTGATGGTGATGTAACCGTGCGGTTTCTTCTTATACGATACTCGCTGTCACTCTCACCCGTAGCACCCGTTATATAGTTGCTTGCAGGGTTTGTAACACCCGTAACACCTGGTATAACCGTTTCCATATTAGTAATTGTATTAGGTAATGCCGTAACGTTTCCGAGTTCTGCCGCCCTGAAGTTCAAAGAGTATGTACCGGCTGCAAGCGTTTCACTTGAAGCAAGTATCCATCTGTTACCGTTGTTATCAAACACCGTATATCCGACACCGTCAGCGTTATCAATATCCGCATCTAACCCTTGTAAGTTTACTGTTTGTAATACCGTTACGTTTATGTAAACATACGAATAAGTATAGGCTTTTATTGTACAGTTATTGAGCTTGTACAATATTTGCTGCGGAATACCGATTACCCTGTCAGTATCAAGATTGTTATAATACTGTACGCACAAATCAAGTATATCCTTTTTCTCTTGTGCAAGTATGTTTATAAACTGCCCGTCAGGGCTGTGTGAGTCCACGTTAATATTATTACCGTAAATACTTTTCATTTGTGCGGGTAAATCGTCAACAATCTCAGCCAAAGATTGTGTAACGATACCGTTAACACCAATATAATTTTTGTTTGCCATCTTAAAACCTCTATACTATCGGTAGTAATTTATTTTCCTGTGTAACACCGTAAACGTCGGTATATTTGTATGAAAGTGTCAATTTCCTTTGAGCGTTGATTATACTTTCAACCATTTCAACGCTTTCCACGCCCTCTGTTTCTGCTATCGTTGCCATAACTGCCTTTTCTGCTTCCTCTTGGTTTCCGTAATCAAGAAGCTGCCACCAGTTGATGCCATCCTCAGGTGCAAAAAAGCAATCACCCAAGAAAGAGAGTATGCGTGTTTTTATGTTCAACTCGACTTCCATACTGTCTGTAACATAGTTGTTTTGTCCTAAGCCAAAAGTCCAGTCGCCGTTTGCATCCAAGTTTCTAAAACTCATTCAAGTAATTCCTTAAATTTATCAAGCAGTTCGTCTAAAGTATCCTTGCTGCTTTGTTGTACTGTACCCGTTACGGTATTGATACTTAATTCTTTTATATCCGTTATCAGTTCTTCGATAAGGGTGTATAAATTTTGAGCCGTATTCTGCACGTTTATTTTATCTGAAACAACAATCTGTGAGGTGTTTTCATCCGTTGACACCTTCAACTCGATACTGTTACCCAAGTTCTTTATAACCGCATTGTATAACGTGTCATCAACAAGTTTCTGATAGATAATACTTATTGCTTCATCGTCGTAATTTTCTATCGGCTGATTAAGCGTTGAAAATGTCGTTATTGCAATACAGTCTGAGAAATCGTGTAACCGTGTTGTATCAGGCTCGTACATTTCGCCTGTTTCCAAAAACGCATCAATGTTTCTATCCATAAAGAACAGTAAACATATTGTACCGACCGGATTCGGAAGGGTTATAAAACCGTTACCGCCCCCATATATTATTAACGGTACATCTGTTATCGGTGCAGGTGCAAAAGATTGCTCGTAAAACTGTTTTAATTGCATTATCTGCACTGTACAAGTCTGAGTGTTTTTATCAAAGCTTAGTATCTTGCCGACGTTATGACAATTTAATCTTGCCATCGTTGCATTTTGTGTATGTATCATCAAGTCGGCTTGTGTCGGCTCTGATTTTGGTAAACCTTGTATTTTTGCCATTAGTAATTTCCTATGTATTTTATTGGGTTAACAGGTGTACCATCCTCAGTAATACCAAAGTGTAAGTGAGAGCCGGTTGATACCCCCGTACTTCCTACATATCCGATTACATCACCCTGAGATACGTTTTGATATAGTTTTACAACTCTGACCGCCAAGTGTGCGTATGCACTTCTTACGTGTTTTCCGTTTATAATACCGTTGTCAATTCTTATAAGTTCACCGTTTGCCCCTGAGATAGCCGAGAATACTACCTGACCGTTTGCAGGTGCATAAACAGGTGTATTATATGGTGCTGCTATATCAATGCCTGTGTGTTCTGTGCTTGCCCCTTTTGTCGGTGCTTCTCTTGTACCGAAAGGACTTGATATTTTACCTACACCTAAGTCAATCGGTTTTTTCCAAGTTGTTGACACCGTTTTACTGTTATAACTTGTCGGTTTTGCTTCTTCTACCTTTTTGTATTTTTTCGGTAAAACCGCAAGCGTAACGGTTGTAATAAGTTTTCCGCATTGTCGGGGGCTTATTGTACCATAGTGTCTGATATTTACGACTTTATAAGCCTGATTAAAACCTCTTTCTTGCATCAAAGGGTTTTTGCTTACAAGTGAAACCCCCTGACCTACTCTTAACTGAGGCTCAAAAATCAAATCAACTTCGGTAAAGATGTTTGACCTTTTCGGGCTTCCAAGCATTCCGCTTTCATCAGATATTACAAGCAAATCACCCGTCATCAGTTCATCGCTGCCGAGTATGTGAAATTTACCCTTTTCGATAAAAGAGTTGTAACCGCTGTAATTGCGGTTTAGTAAGTCCATAATCTGACCTATAAACGTAGTATCACGTTTTAAATCAGATATTTCAGGGCTTACACATCCAAGCGTAACATTCTCATCACCTTCGAGCATATAACTCAAAACGTCTTTAAATTTTGTATCTTTGGTTATTGTAGCGTTTATATATCCGTATTGGAAAATATAACCGCCTTCAAAAGCCTCTATGCTTGTAATTGTGTTTACCGAGCCTGACGGTCTTTGAGATGTACAGGTTTGTACCCATCCTTTGAACACCAAAGGCATTGTGTCCTGATACCCTGCATACAAACTCATTTCTATTTTTTTTGTACCGATATTGTACAAATCACGCCATAAAAGAGATTGTACGGAAGTATCTAAGTTATAAAATTGAATTACTGCGCTGTTAGCACCGCCCAAAGCCCCAAGCTGTATCTGCATTTGCATAGTGGTCGGATACTTAACCGTTACAACTTGTGTATCTTCCCACTCATAAGTTTTTTGGTTTTGTTCTTTTATTTTAAACTCTGCGTAGTAATTACGCTGAAATTTTTGCATAATAATTACTTTCGATTGCGTTTATATCATCAGGTGTCAAAACATATATGGAAGCATAACCGCTTGAAAAATCCTCTAAGTCCATAGGTTCTAAACTGTCCTGAGTGTCGCATCTTAACCCAAAAGGCAGCCAGTTGCGATATGCTCTCAATATGTTGTATGAAGTTGTCAGCCGTATATTAGAGTATTGGTTTCCGTTATACTCAAAGCCAAAAAACCATCCTAATTGATTAGCACGGTATTCAAAACTTAACGGTATTCTTGAATTATCACTCAGTAATACGGTTATTTTTTGTCTTGGCTCTCTGCCTAAAGAATTGATTTTATACATAATTTATCTTTCAGTATTAAAAGGGTTAACATCAGGTATCGGAGGCAATTCCTCACCTTTTTCAACACCCTTATTTACTATTTCCGATTTCTGCTGCTGCATTCGGTTTTTGTATTCTTCAATAGTTTCTACTTGTGTTTGTGCAAAGTCTATCTGTTTGCATACAACAGTAAACTCGGTTATATCTGCATTATTATCACGTTTCGGCGTAACAGATTGTACAACCATATTATTGTATTTTTTCCAAGTCGTTTCAACCGAAAATCTTGCGCCTGATTTCCACATAGCCTCAAAGAATATAAAAGCTCTCGCCTGTGCGGATTTTAGTTTGTACAGGTTTTGAAACAGAGTAAACAAGTCCATAGCATTAAATTCATACTCGTACTGTTTACCGTTTACGGATACCTTATAGCTTCCGTCGTTCTGTTTTTCAATATGCTGCTGACGTTCTTTATTAAAAGCTATTTTCTTGCGCTGTACTACCGATGTAATCTCAGGTAAGAAAGTTTTTACAAGAGTAAGTGTCGGTGTGATAAGTGCCAGTTTATCCTCTATTTCGTGAATAGAATAGAAGTAATCACCAACTAACCCCGTAAGAGTTATTGTAACGGGCTTTCTTGCAATATGGTCTTGAATTGCATAATTGCTTTCAACATAGTGGTCGGTAATTTCGTTTTCTAATCTCACTTGTTCCGTTTGGGGTACGTGGAATTTGAACCCTGCTATACCGAAAGCACCCAAAACGTTAACAACCGCCTCGCCTACGTTGACGGTAGTTTTCCACATCTTTTGTGCAACGGATGCCTTACTAACACCCCCGTATAACTTATTTTTGCTATCAATAAAACTTGTTGTCATAATTATAAGCCGCTTTGATTGTGTACTGTTATTGCGCTTGTATCAACCTTTTTACCGTTGACATCCACGTCTATTTCTTCAAACTCAAACTGACCATTTGCATTTCTTACGTAATTATTTACGGTAATATTGTTTTCAGTTGCCGGTATGCTATCAAGTGGTAAAGTTGCATTTTCAGAAATATCGGGGTTTAATGCTTTTGCATCCGCTGCCGGTATTGGTTCTAATTTATTGCCCCCAAAGAGTTCTTTGGTTTCTTGTTTTAATTGTTTCCAAGCCTCGCCTACTGTAAGATGTCCGACATATTTTTTTTTCTTTTTTACGTCATCCGTTGTTATTGCCTCAACACCACCGGCAATATTTTCTATTACACTTGTACCGCCTTTTTGTGCTACATTTGAAACGGCTTTAGATTTTAATATTTCTGACTCTATACCTAATTTTTGTATAGACTCTTGAAAATCAATAAGTGCCTGTGCATCTTTATCGCTATAAGCGTTCATTTTGCTTATATCAAAGTCGCTTCTATCAAACAAATAAGCAAGCCGTGTATCAAGCCCTATATTTTGAAGGTGTTTGATTTGGTCTTCTTTTCTTACTTTTCTTTCTTTAAAAGCGGTTTGGATATCTTTTATAAGTTTTGTTACCGATTCAAAGCTGCCGTCATAGTCCGACCAATTCAAGCCGAGTTCACCCATAGACATAGCCATCATCGCATCAATACCGCCATATCCTGTATGAGCTTTGTTTAAAACTTGTTGTAAATTTCCTATACCACTCTCAGCACCTTCAACATTGTACTGTTTAAAAAGCCATTTTAATTTTTGTGCATTGACCGCCGTTGTTGCCAAAGAGTTCGCCATCTGACCAATACCAACTGCACCGCTTGCGGCTTGTTTACCCATATCAACAATCGGCTTTATTGCCTGTACGGCTGCGTTTTTTGTCATTAAAAAAGTGGCAGATACCGAGTTAAGAGCTTTTAGTGTTTTGCCTAAACCTCCGACACCTATATCAACAAATAATTCGCCTAATTTGTTTTGTGCCTGTCCTGTATCTGCCATTCTTTTATCCTTTGTTTAATTCTCTCACCGCCGCCTGATACTTAACAATATAGTTCTCATAGTGTATCAGGTTTATAAATTGGTCGCTGCTCAAGTTCTCTATTTCATTAAGAGAGCCATACCCGCACCGTGATAATTTTATTTTCCATACCGTAATATTATCGACATCAATATCAACTTCAGGAAGTTTTACATTAGAAATTGAGATTGGAGCGCATCTAATATGATATGGGGAGCGTCGAAAAAAGGGCGGATATTTTCCATCGCTACAATCATCATCAAAGGTATGAAGTCCTTACGGTTTTCAACCTTCTCAAACAATTCCATACTAAAACGCTGTTTATCATAAACGACCTTAGCGCAACAATCTTTTACCGATTCTAATACTGTTTCAGAAGATAAAACATTTAAAACGGCTTCTTTGTTTTTCAACAAAACATCAAAAACCGTGTCCTCTGATTCAACCGATAAGTCAAGCCCTGCCCCTTTGCACTCGCTCAAAATGTTTCTGTAAAGACATAACCCCGTATCAATCGGGGCTATGTCTATTTCTATTTTCTTTCCTGATTTCAACTGAAATTTCAATGACATTATACAATCCTCTTGTAGTTAGCAAAATTGATTACATAAACAGAAACGTCTTGCTCTGTATTGCCGTTTGTATCTGTCATCGGTATAGGTATTCCTGCCGGTAGCCCAAAATAGCACTCGCAAGTGTCTTGTGTTAGGCTTCCGTCGGAATGTCCTATATTCTTAGTGAAATATCCTGAAAAAGGTTTAAACCGCATATCTCGGTTTTTCCAAAGCTCGTAAGATTCGTTTAATCTCTTATCGTCACCGCTTGCCTTAACAAGTCTGATTGTTAACCTTCTTTGTCTTCCTGGTTCATTGTGTGCGCCTAAACCGTTACCGTTGTAACCCGTTGTTACGGTTGATAATTCGTTAGGTGCTGCAAGCTCTGCAACTGTGCCATCAGCAAAATCGGATAAAGTCCATTTGCCGTTAAAATCCTCAAGCTGTATTAAGTCTTTACTTGTATATGCATCTGACATTTTTTATCCTCCTATGCCTCTAAGTAAATAAGTATATTAGCGTGTTCAATAGCACCGGCTTCTTTTGCAGCTATTGAGATAACAGGGCATTTCCTTGCTTCTCTCTCAGCCTGTGATTGTTGTGCTATCGGTGTAAAGTAAACATAATAGCCAAATGTTCTTATGCCTCTATGAAAGTCCTCAAGAACACCAAAAGTATCGCTGCTGTTCCATACACCTGGGGCAATCATACCGTTTATAACACCCTGATTAAGTACGTTAGTTATAGCGTTTACTAAAGATGCCACACCCTGAGTTGTTTGCGGTATTTTTGTTCTTGTTGTCAGTAAAACATTAGCAGCTGCTCTTTGTACCGCAGTTCTTAACCATATTTGGTTTGTTAACTGGTCGAAGTATAAACCGCCCTGCTTGAATGATACGACTTTACCCAAGCCCTCAATAGAACAGTAAACATCAGCACCAAAGTTTTCGCATTGGTTTAATATTGTTTCGCTGATATTGGTATCAACGGGTACACCTGACAAGTCTTTATATGTCATTGTTATAGTTGAATTTGAACCCTGATAGTTTACGGATAAACCACGGGAAGCAAAAGCCGCCATAAACAATTTTGCATTTTTTCTCTTTTCGTCAGTTGTAGCACCTGTTAAGTATAACAGTTTGCGTGTTTTCTTGTTGTTTTGGATTGAATTAAACAAACCGCCCGCATTGAATGAAGTTGTTGCAATATCTGTTACAAAAAGTATGGTGTTTTCCATACCTTCAACATAATTACTTGCTGCAACTGCCTCAGCCGTGCTTAAATCTCTTGCGGATATAACACCCTCAAAATAGATTTGTTCCTGCAATCTTTCTATTGCCATAGCGGTCGTTTCTGCGCCTGTTACTGCCGCACTACCATTTGATGCTACTGCATTAGCACCATCAAGGTAAGAAGCACCGTACAAGTCCGTACCGGATGATGAAGTTTGCAAAGCTACAGAAGAAGTTGCGCCCGTAGTATCAGAAGTGAATACCAAAGCATCATTTTCAGCCGTAACCGTTGCGCCTTCAATAGTGTTATTTAAAACAGTCGCTATATCTGCCAAAGTTTCAGCACTTGATAAATCAATACCCGTAAGTGCCTGAGCTGTACCGCCATCAACAACAACCTTCAATGAGCCGCTTGTTACTGCCTTTAATGCGGTTAATTTTGTTGATAAGTCAACCGTTGTAAGTGTTCCTGCCGTTGCCGGTGTAAGAACAACATTTGATAAATAAGGTGCAACAATAACGTACCCGTCAGCATTCAAAATGTTCGGGTTTTGTGCAAAAATCGTGTTACCGAGTGCAAAAGTATCGCTTGTTGTACCAAAAGCCTGTCCGATAGATGATGCAGTTCTTGAGATAATATAAGCATTATCAAGAACGTTAACAGGCTCATCATCGGTCAAAATAAGTATTGTGCCAAGTTGTAACGGCTGCAAGCCCTGACTTGCAGAAATAGCCGTTGCATTGACTACATACGACAAAGGAATTGTGTATTCTGCCATTTTGTGAGTCCTTTCTTAATTTATTAGCCAATAAGGCTCTAATTTACTTGTATTCGGGAATTTATCGTAATAATCAACAGGCTGTATCTTTTCATAGGCTCTTAATACCCTGCATTCAACATCAAATCGGTTTAAATTTGATGTAGCTTCAAGAAATGAGTTATCCTCTATATTGCCCGTTGTCGATATATGAAAATGATTAGCCTCTTGAATACCCTGAGAATAATAACTATTCAGGGCTAGTAAAACTTCACCGCATCGCTCTCTTGCTTCGGTGTTTTGTGAAATACACGAAATCAATATATCCTCTGCCATATTGATTGTTTGTATTTCGTTCATTCCTTCATCGGTCGTTACATACTTGGTATTGTTACTGTACGGATTTTTAAACCGATAAGAAAGAATTATAAATAAGCCTTTATCTTGTGGTAATGTTTGGTTTCCGTTATAAGCCCAAACACGCCCTGTAGGCATATTTAGCTGATTATCAATAATTTGTTTTATATAGTCTAAGGTTGAATTGTTCATTGTAATTCGTCTGCCTTATACGCTTCAAGAAGTAAATAACGGACATATCCGTATTTACTCCAGTCTTTTTTCATCATCACTTTATAAGTTGTACCGTCATATTTAACATATTGGTTTGTGTCTAACTGCAAATTAGGCAGACAATGCACCATCAGCCATTCCCAACTCCAACAGCCTATTGGAAATATTTTTAAATCTTCATCTCTTGGGGGTTGTACTACCCCTTTTGTGTTATAGGTTGCACCGTCTGTTTCTTCCCAATCTGCACCATTCAAAACACGGTTTACTTCTACAAATGTAATATCCATAAACCACTTGGTTATGGTATTACTCATATTGGGCAAGCCTGTATTTCGGTTATTCAATGTAACATTTCTTGTGTTTTGTATCATTTCTGCTTCATAACCTTAAACGATATAGACTTTTTCAAAGCCCCTGTCTGATATAAGATATGCGGATTTTGAGCCTCTTGTAAATAAGCATCAAGTATAGCCTTGTCATAAGGTATTCTACCTTTGAGCATAGCTCTTTCGGTTCGTTTATAACCACGTATAGCCTTTTCGTAACGTTTCGCAAATGTTTTTAAACTTGCTAAGGGCTTCCACTTTCCAAAGCCATTAGTATTAAAACCTTCATCAACCGCTTTTAACGCTTCCGAGCCTATCTCAGCCAAAAACGTTTTGGGTTGGTGTTTTTCAAATATATTCTTCATAGCACTTTTTTTGAGAGTGCTTTTTACCTGATTATTGCCATTAAGTACAAACTTAATACTATCGGCAAGAAATGACCTTCTCGGCGGTTGTTCTTTGCCGTTTTTGCTTGTACCGCCAAACTCGTGGAATGTACCAATATCAGCATTGGTTAAGTTGCCTTTGCCGTTTTTGTCCTTGTGTGTTTTTGAAGCTTGCGCTCCAATAATACCAACTCTGACAAAATAACCGCTGCTGAGTGATTTGATTAAGTCCTCCAAATTATTCAGATTAAACTTAACCGTATTTTCTTCCATAAGCCTAGTTTAATGTACTTGTACCGTGTGAAAACATAACGGTACAGGCTAAGTACGGAGCTATTAAGCTCAGATACTTCAAGCCATAACCGTTTTGAGAGAACATAGAATACATCGGGTTATTCATTATCCATTGAGGTATCGAGTAGCTTTCCGATACATCGCCTACGTGTGTTGATGTAACGTTACTTGTAACCCCGCTATTGATACCTACAGATGCGTTCTTTAAATCAACCACCAAATAATAAGCAACAAGATGTAAATATATATTTACCTTCTCGTTGCAATCCTCGCCAAAATTCTCGTTGCCGTTACAGATTGCCTGCGACATAGCCTTTTCAATGTCTTCATCGGTTATATAATTATAAATATCGTCTTTAACCTTTTTCCACGATTCCGTGTTTGTATCGGGTGCTTTACCCGTGTTATCGTCAATCAAAGACTGGTAAAAATTATTATTATAATAAACCGTGTCATCCTTCCAATAGGTTTTTGTAATATTCCATATCGGAAGAAAAGGAAAATCACGGAAAAAATATGCTTTAAATTGTTCAACTGTAACGGTGTCAAAAATACTCATTACTTCCTCTATTTCTTTTTAGCGTTCTTTTTTTGCTGCGGGTTTCTTAGCAGCCGGCTTTTTAACGGCAAGTTTCTTTTCAAGTTCTTTAACCTTTGCCTCAAGCTCTGCCTTTTCCTCGCTTACTTTTTCTACATCTTTCGGCTCGGCGTACTTGATAACACCTTTATACTTGAGCCAAAGTTCTGCCACTTCATCAGGTACGTTTAAAATCTTTCCGACTTCAAGTTTATAAAAATTCTTTTCGTTCGGCATACCGTGAATGAGTGTGTTTTCGCTATTGTTCATTAACTTCATAATCTTATTCCTTTCTCTTTTCTCTTAAATATAAGGGGGTGTTATCACCCCCTTAATATTATTCAATTTGTTAGGTTGAAGCGTTTTGTTCATCCACGTACAAGATAGTTTCAGGTTTCTTAGCCTGTACGCCTGTGAATTGACCTTCTGCCTGTGAAATCATATCTAAGCTGCCCATCGGGAATAACGGGTGCGGTGTATATGCTTTCGGAATGTAACGGATGATATTTTCTTCGTTGTTGTTATAAAATACGTGTCTTCCGCCTGTTCCTGCTGCGTTTGCAGTATTAGCATAGATTGTGTGAACGATTTTGAAGTCGTCAGGTGCGCCAGCTGCCTTGAATGCTTTTTCAAACACTTCTGCAAGTGTCGGCATACCAAATGTATCACCGTAAGGTACACCCAATTGCATAAATGAGTTAGAAGGCATAAGCCATCTGTTCGGGAAGTATGTACCGTTAGTTTGTGCATAGTATGTAGCGATTGCATTAGCTGCAAAGTTCTTGATTTGTGCAACTGTCAAAGATGCCGGAGCTGTCGGCAATAATGAAGTATTAACCGTTACGCCTGACAAGTTCAAAAGACCTTTGTTGTCGCCTATGCCCAAGAAGTGTGATTTTTGAATACCCAAATCCCACATTTGTTTTCTAGCACGTTCTTTTTCTTCGATAACGTCAAAAGAAACACGACCGGCAGCAGCCATTCTCAATTCTTCATTAGATACTGAGTAATCATTTCTGAAGAAGTTATTTTTGATAGAAATACCATCAATTCTGATATCAGATGTAGCGTTGTTATGTACGCCAGTTGATGCCGGATTGATGATAGATTGTTCAAATGTTGCGCCTGTATAAGCAGTTGCAAATTGGAATATAGAAGTACCATAAGCACCTCTGCCTACATCCATCTTAACGTAATCTGTAAGTGGAAATGGTGTAGTATAGTATTTTGCACGTAATACACTATCAACGATAGTAGTAAGAGTGTCAACTGTTTGAATAACACCTGACGATGGTACATCGAAAAGTGCGTTTGATGCCTTCAAGTTTTGTGCAGTATTGCGAGCAAATGTATCGGCATCAAAGATTTTTTTAGTAAGTTCTGCCATTTTATTATCTCCTTAAATTTTTTGCATTAAAAAAGCCCCTTTATCAGGAGCTTTCTATATGAATGTAAAACACAAATTATTATATGCTTGGTGCGATTTGTACGACGATGATATCGCCTTCTGCTTCACCTGCCGACCAAGCGTAACCGATATAACCGTTGCTTGCAGTTGAAGTAGCTGCTACTTTACCGGATGAGTTGAATTGAAGTTTTGAGCCTCTTGCAACTGTAGCTGCGGAAGTTTCCATATAAACAAAGCTGCCTACAGGGAATATAGAAATCATATCGCCTGCTACAAAGCCTGTTTTAATCGGGTTTCCTACAACAACGCCGCAAGGCAAATCTGTAACTGCTGCCTTTTTAACAATAACTACATCAGCTGCGCCGCCTGTAGCAAGTGTAACTACATCCCCAGGTACGAGTGTAGCTTCTTCGCTTGCTGATACTCTTGCGCCCTGAATAATAGGCTGATTTGGCAAAAGTGCCGCATTACCCCTAACAGGAGCAATGTCTAAGTTTGTAAGTGAAAGTGTCATTATTATTTCCTCCTAAAATTTATTAAAATAATTCGTTACCAAGTTCTATTGCATCTGATTTTGTGAAGTATTTTGATGAAGATTGAGATACCTGAGATTGAGAGAATAGGCTTTTCATTTCTTCCAAAGCGTTTTTAGCTTTGTTTTTAGCTTCTTTTTCTTCTTCCTTCTTGTCTTCTTCTACTTCAACATCTTCGTTTTTAGATTTTTTACCGCAGTTGTCTGCCTTGTCTGCTTCTGATTCGTCATAGCCGATTTTTTCCATCTTAGCGATAGCGGTACGGATAACTTCGTCGTCGCATCCTGCGGATTTCATAATGCCTGCAACTTCGTCAATAAGTTTTCTCTTATCAACAGCTTCGTTTTTACATTTGTTTTCTGCTTTTTCTTCTTTTTCTTCGGGGTTTTTCAAGCCGTCTTCTTTATCTTCCTCATTGGAAGCCTTTAAAACATCTTGAATACACTCCATAAAGAGTTCTTTCATTTCGTCTTTGTTCATTTCTGAGTCCTTTCTAAATAGTTTCTTAAACATAACGGTATCCTTTATTTCGTTGATTGCTTCAATTATTGAGTTCTTGGCGGTTGATTTTTCGGTTGCATCATTTTGCTTTTTATTAAATTCTTCAAAAGCATCTTCATCTATCGGATAGCCGAGTCCGTATTCTTCAACCCAAAAATCAATATCGTCTTTTTCTTCGTTTTTGGCATCAAACAATTTTGTCTGATACTCGGTTTTAAAATGTTTATCAATAGCATCCATAACCTTTTTTGTATATTTCCCGTAATCTTTAGCCAACATCCCCTGACTAAAAGCCTCTGCAACAAATTCGTATTGGTTAGTTCTTGCATAGTTAGAAATAAAATCAGGATGGTCTATATTGCCTTTTTTTACTTCTTTTAAATAATCTCGGCGTATGTCAGCAATTTCGCTCCAAAATTTATTATTATCGGAATTACAAGTAATTGCGTGTCCTAATTCGTGTACTAATACACTCTTAATCATTTCACCCGTTCCTTTTGGATGAAATCCGCTTTTAACGCTCGCATCCCACCGTTTTTGGTCGTGCGTTCCGTTATATAATTGAGGTGAAAGAGCAACAATGCTACAATTATCAGGGCTTGCACAAACACCTAAAGAGCCTCTGTTAAGCTCTGAGGATATTTCAACTTGGGCAATACCTTTAAATTTATACGCTTTTTGTATCTCGCTTACAGTATCTTTTAAATATTTGATTTGTTCTTCTGATAGTTTTACCCGTGTATGTGAAAAATCAAATTTTGTTTCGTCACCTTCTTTATAATTTCTTGCAATTTCTAATATATGTTTTCTTGCTTTGTCTGATAAAACATTAAACGGCACCCAAATAACCCGTTCATTTTCCGTGCCGCCATCAATAGTAATAAAACCGTTATCTGCT